TAATTAAATTCTTGGCTGTTACCACCAAAAATACCTTGAGGTCCAGTTATACCTTGAGCTCCGGTTGGGCCAGTTGTTCCTTGCGGGCCGGTTGGACCAGTTGTTCCTTGTGGACCAGTTGGGCCAGTTGTTCCTTGTAATCCTGTAGCACCAGTATTACCTTGAGCTCCAGTAGGGCCTGTAGTTCCTTGTGCTCCTGTATTGCCTTCATCTCCTTGAGGGCCAGTTGGACCTGTAACTCCAATTCCTCCCGTGGCACCTGTATTGCCATCAGGTCCTTGTGGGCCAGTTGCTCCTGTTACTCCAGTAAGACCTGTTCCACCTGTTGCTCCGGTGGCTCCAGTGACTCCTGTTACACCCGCCGGTCCAGTGGGACCTGTGGCTCCGCCTGTTGCGGCGCGATTCGGTGTCATATACTTTCGAGTTGCTGGCATTTTATCCTATACTAATATAGTACGTGGTGTTAAAAAAAGGTTTGGGGATTTTTGGATAGAATCCCCATAACTATTACTGTGTTCAACCTTATGTATTAATTACAATCACACCAGTTTCTGGTCTGATAATTTTTAATCCATATCGCATAGACAGGTAAGAACCGACAATTCCGAATCCCGGATTTGCCTCTTCTACAGTCAACGAACGTCTTTCGACATATGTTGCTGGTTTGACTTTCATATCAAATACACCAAATCTTGACGATGGTATCCAAGCGTTTACAAAAACATTTAGACCGAACAATCTACCAACTAAGCCATTAGCGGCTGCGGTTGCTAGAGGACTTCCATCTGCCATACCTGCAGTAGTTGGAGCTCCTGCTCCTCCACCGACGTATGCAGTAGTAAAGTCTGCAAGGTTTAATAAAGATTTGTAGTGAGCTGGGGATATTACAACCGTATCGGCTGAGTATCCTTGTTCTCCAATCAAATCCATTGCATTTGTTATATCACTTAGTGATACTGCGCCTGCTGCCCCACTTGCTGCATTCACGTAATGACTTGAAACTAAATTCGAGTCTTCTACATTAGCGTAAGAATACAATCGACCTGTGTTGATTGTTCCGCCGCTTGCGATGAATGCTCCGTTTGGACAAGTACTGAAATCAGTTACACTGCCTGCTCCGGGTCCTTCTGAGGATGCTGTTTCGGGGCCAGCTGTGATGTCAACTCCACTATTACCTGTGCCAAGTGTGGTGTCTGCCAATCCGAAAATCATATGAATAACGTGGTTAGTCATATGCCTATCGACGGCTTTGCGTGCTTCGTTCAAGGCCATTTCAACTTCGTTGAAACGTGAATCCTCAATCATTCTTCTGGTAACACCGACTGCAATTCCCCATTCCTTCACAGAAACTCGCTCAGAGCGTAGTTTAGTGTGTTGGTATTGAGGTGTGCTGCCTTCATCTATCTGTTCCATCTTCATAGAAGGTAGAGCAAATGTAAGGTCGATATTTCCACCGGTGTCCGTAGACATTGGTTCACAAAACAATGATAGTGCTGGTAAGTCAGTCATTTTATAATCATTGATTACATCTTTGTAATCGATTATGACTCTCTCTCCAGTTCCACCAGTTGCTGCGTATGAACCTTCGTTGACTGACGTCAACAAACCCGGTTGTGTTGCTACTCCTGTAATTGCCATATTTTATATTTCCTTAGAATGGTCCTACTTGAACCTTCAAAAGTCCTGCTGTTGCGCTTCCTGCTTCAAGAGCGATTGCTACACCCCAAGCTGGATAACTGGTGTGGGCTACGCCACTTACCAAAAATCCTCGTGCGTCCGGAACTAAAGTAGTTCCGATTGCTATGTTATCTCCCGCTGCTGAACCGCTACATAGAGCGTTTAGAACGACTCCACGTCCAGTGATGACGTTAGCTATGCTTCCAGACGTTGCGGCAGTAAGGGCTACGCCCAATAAACTACCACTTGTCGTGAAACAAGCATCTACTTCACCATCAGTTCCTATTTGCAATGGGTCACCTGCTGATATTGTTGAACCAGCGGTATACGGTATGATGCGAGCCGGAGCTCCACCATCATTTATTAATACTTCTGTTGCCATATTTATTCACCTTCTAGTGATTTTTTGTTAAAAACGATTTTACCGTTCTTATCCATAGAGAACAAACGTTCTCTCTCAGGTGCTTGTGCTTCCACAGGCGCCTTGCTTACTTCGTGGCTTTTACCTTTTCCGAAGGACCTTTCGGTATCCTCGGATGTTGGTAGAGCCGCCATAGCCTCGCTATAACCAGCGAGTCGATTTTCATCCCACTTAAACAATTCCTCGGAACGAACCTCTTTGTTATATTCTCCCTCTGCTTTTACCAATATTTCTTTGCTAACGATAGAGTTGACCATTTCCTTTTTACGGGAATTGACTTCCTCCTCCGCTCTTTTTACTTCAGCTGCTTCGAATTCCGAAATAGCTGTAGTTGCAGATTCATATTGCTTTTGCAAGTCAGAATGTGACGTGGTTAGTTCTTCGAGTTGCTTTTTGTAGTTTGCAAACTCTCTCTCGATTAAAGACTCGGCTTCAGATTTTACTTCTTGCTTATCGCTCATTATATCATCCTCTTTATCTTTCCCTTCTTCGGTGCTACATCCACACGCTTCACTTGAACCATCACAACCGCAATCGTGTGATTCACCGGCCTCTGTGGCACTTTTTGTGTCAATCGTGCATTCATCACAAACAGCTTCAGCGATTTCGTTGTCTATAAACGAAACCTCAACTGGTCGAATGTCAGTAGCATAGGTGTCGCCCATTACATCAATATCTTTGGAAAACCAATCGATACTAACATTAGTGACGTTCCCATCTTTCATTTTAGACATAATTTCTTGTGCCTTATCATTATCGGAAATTTGCGCTAGCATTTTAAGTGCTATCTTTCCGTTATCCATTTCATCTATGACGGGATTTATAGCCTTCCCGATTAAATCATCTGGCGTACGTTGATGATTCACGTAAACTGGAAGCTCGTTAAAAGCTTCTATATTACTCTTAAGTATACTTGGTTCTATATATACTTTCTCTTCTTTTCCGTCTTCCGTGTACTTATGTTCACCCGAAGTGATAGCTAATACAGGAAATTCCCATACATTTAGGTCGCTATTAAAGTGTTCTGGGTAACTGTCATCAAGTTTGATGGAAAAATCCATCGCAAAACTTCTTTGCTTCTCATTAGAATCAATTGGTTGACTAAACTTTCGTGTAGGCACACCAGAATCATCCTTAAAGCGCATTGCGCAAATGCTTGAAGCTAATGCTTCATAGTTATCGAAGCCCCGTTTTTTCAAACGTGGGCCCAAATCCATATTACAACTTTCGTAGTTACTCATTATTCTCGACCTCCAGTTGGATTGGCCGAAGGTTGATTACCTCTATTCTCAGTTCTCTGAGTTTCTTCCTTCTTATCTTGGTCGCGGCCACCCGAAACATTTACGTCCTTAGCGGTTTCCATCAATTGCTCGACGATTCCTTCAGGGTCTAATCCTCTTTCAGCTCTCACTTCTTTAGGTGATAGAACTCCTTCTGCTAAGTATATCATATCAGTCTTAGCTTTGACAAACGCATCTTCGACATTCATATGTCTAAATGCAAATTTGGCTTTTCCATTCCCTAGTTGTGGTAGCAATTGGGAATTGAGTGCGCCTTCGACTGCTTTCTGTAAATATTTAACGTAAGGTTCAAAAATTGGTCGTGCATCTTCTGGGCTCGACCACATCGTTATAGGTACTTTCATTGCCATATGTATTTTCATCATTATGTCATCGATATACTTTCCATACTCAAATGCTCTTTGTGTACCTTGCATTTCTTTTACTTGTATATCATTACCGTGTATTATATCTTCACCGGGCTCAAGTGCATTAAATGCATCAACTATTTCGTTGATTTTGTCCGGTCCATATGGCATATCAGGTAATCCACAAGAAATATCGTAACGACTGTTCGCATATTTGTTTAATGCCGCTCCAACGTCTCTTTCTGCATAATCTTTTAAATCTACTAAATATTGAATAGTGTGTATGTCAGATAATCCATATGCATAGTCATCAAACGGATTATTCTTTAATTCTATTATTTCATCTTCTTCAAATCGAACATTTTCTTTGTCTGTTCCTATTTCTTGGTAATAAAACTGCACTTCACCACTTTCTGTGCGTTGTACGTACATATTCTGTGAAGAACGTAGAATTAAGTTATCACCAGTCCATTCCAAATAAGCGGTTCCAAAAATACGAGCGTTTCTTAAATAACTATAAAGTAATATATTTAAATCTATCTCTTGAAACAATGTTTCTATTTCTTCTCGTTCATCTTCATCGTCGGTTACGATGTCATACCCGTCTTTGGTAGCATATAAACAAGGTAAATCAACTAAAGTTCTAACTAATGGGTCTGAAAGATATATTTCCATATACCTACGATTATTACCAATCTGTGGTTCAAAGTCTCGACCAGCATAATTACGGTTAATTTTAATTCGTTTAATTACACCTGCACCAAAACTTCGGGGTTCGTCCTTTGTAAAGGGTGGGTCGCGCCCAACTGTTGCAAATTCGCGCCTATTCCAAGGCAAATAATCTGAGAGAGCCATTGCTACCATCTTTAAATAGGGTATTATTCTATTTAAAACTTTGGATTAAAAGCCGCGCGGAGAGCGCTTTTTGAAGTGTGAACGCGACGCTCCTGTCTTAGAAGTCGCAAATGCTGCTCTTGGAACTCCTTCAAATCTTCTATTTCTAGTCTTTTCGATGTTTAAACTACTAAATGATGCCTCACCGGGTAACATAGCTAGTGCTCCATAGAGTCCTAAAACGGAACTATCGCAGTAATCGTCGTGTTTACCATTAGGAGCAGATATCTTTTCTGTTTTTTGAGTTGAATCTAATACATATTCTAAATCAATGTGTTCATTATACCATTTTGTTAAGTATTTTGCTTGTGGTTGACCTTGTTCTACTTCCGGACTTGGGATTTTAACGATTCCTTGTTGGACGTATGAGACAAAGTCTCGATAGACTCGTCCTTTGCTTCCTTTACTACCCCCCGTAAAAATAAAAGGAACCAGCTGGATGGAAAGAGGTATGCAATCCAACCGAAGTTCTTGTTCAAACGCTCCGCCAATCCCCGTAGCATCCAAAACAATACGCACAGCATTACTTGCTCTCGCCACATCCATAATTCTTTTGCGCTGGTAAGGAATATCGTGACCACCGGTCTTAGGTGTGATTTCTTCAATGTATATAAGGCGTGCAATATTGCCTCCATCAGTTCGTTCAGTCCTCCAAACGCTAATAACGGTAGAATTAACAGATTTCCCAATGTCAACACCGACAGTATTGTTAAAACCTGCACTTCTGTCTTGCTCAAGGGAATCTCTGGTATGGATTTGGTAGTCATCGAAACATTTCCTAATTTGCTCGGGATTGAAAACATTTGACACGCTCTCGACAAACTCACATTCATATTCGGTTCGCCAGTATATAGAGTCTTGCCCCCATTCGGTCATTTTATCTAGCATATCCTTCTCGCCATACGGCGGTGTGTACGCTTCTCCTTTAATAATGGCATCTCGCCAAGTAAAATGTAGCCTCGAAAATGTACCAGCATAGGATTCGTCGTATAAATACCTGTGCATATGGTTCTCTTTGCTTTTCGGGGTTCCAAGGTTTATAAATGGGGCTTTATTCGCTATAACACAAGGCTCAACATTGTCAATAAATAAACTGTCTGCGATAAGTGGACTCTCATCTACGACCAAAAAAGTGGGGTGCTGTCCCCTGATGGCTTGACCTTGATTTGTTGGTGATATTGGCGCTCTTCTTAAGACTGAGCCACCTTTTAATTCAATGCGCGGCTTATTATGTAATCTATAATTCTCTACTAAAGAGTTTAAGAAAGGATTATCTTGGAAATGTCTTAATACATAGTTAAAGATTAAAGAACATTGGTCTTCAGTAGGTGCTAAAATAAATACTAAGTCTCTAAATCTCTTAAAGAACATATAAATCACAACAGCTACTGACAAAGCCCACGATTTACCACTACCGCGGGGGGCTAAAACTGCCATCTTTCTTTGATTGTCAGGGTTTCCTTTTGGATAAGTTAGTGCAGTGACTATAATTTTCATCTGTAATGGTCTGATTCGTAATGGTCGTTGCTGATTATCAACTAAAAAAGTTTCACAGAACGCTCTTACAAGCTGTTCCATCTTTCTTTTGTCACAACGAACCTTATCAAAAAATAATTCTAACTTTTTAGAATCAAATTTACTATTGCCCGTTAGGGTCGCTTTCAGATTCTTCATCTCGTTTTTCGCTTCCATCTAAATCTCCTAAAAAATTCATAAACCCTTCCGTCTTGGTTTCTACCACAGAAGGTATCTCTATATTAAGGGCGCGGAACTCTGTATGTATATCTCTTACTATTTGATTTCTTTCCCGCAATAACTTTGTTCTCGCGTCAACATCCCGAATATGTATAAGAATTTCTTCCCACAACAATTCTTCAATAGCAAGATTCCTTGCCAGCAATATAACAATTTCTTTGTGACGTTCATATTCTCCTTCGCCTACTCGTTGTCTTAACCGAGTTTCGAATTCTTGTACGCTATCTTCCATTTTATCCGATTAGTATATCGCTTATTAAAATTTGCGCTATTTTTTTGCTTTTTTGGCTTTTGGAGCCTTTTTCTTAGCTGGTGTTTTTGCTACTACTGGTTCTTCCACTGGTTCTTCCACTGGCTCTTCCACTGGCTCTTCTACTACAACGACTTGCTCTGATGGTAACTCTAACTCAGGTACCTTAAGTAACTCGTGAGTTGGTGTTTCAGGCCACAGAATAGTTTGTCCAATCGGTTTACCGCAGCAAGGATACATATCACGTCTTTTAAAATCAGACAGTGATATTTCCTTCAAACAGCTATTATGTTCACATACTATCATATACAATAATCACGTTGTTGTTCTTTATAAAACTTGTGCTTATTTTTTATTCTTATGGTCGTGTGCTTGCTCGTTAGTTTCAATCATTTGTGCTTGCTTTTGGCTAGCATCATTATAATCGATAACTGCTTGAGCTTTTACTTTGTAGAACGCTGTTTTCTCTGCTTGTTCTTGCTTCCATACATCTAAAGCATCTTTGATAATTAGAAGGGCTGGCCCACCTAATATAGCTATCAAAGTTGTGTATGATTCTATGGATGCTAATACAGACGAGTCTCCGAGACCTACGTATATTACCGCTCCTGCAAATCCAACCCAAAGTAAAACTAAAGGTACTGCAATCATAAACATAAATATGTCGTTAAACGTTACGCCTTCTCTTGTTTGGTCTTTACTCATTATTTTTTCCTCCCTTCTTTTTGTTAAAACTCTTATTCTCTTTACAACAGCATTCGTCATCAGCAGTATAATAGTCATACCCAGAAAAACAGATGCAATTGCTAGTATTCCCAGTATGTGATATATCCACTCTATCACTCTTCCTCCAAAGTAATGCCCGTTGTAAGAAAAGAATTGACCCATTGGTATGTTCCATTGTAATTGTAGTCTGCATAAAGATTAACATAAATCATATACCATCCGGTGTAGGGTTCTGTGAAATACTCTGGTCCCGATGTTAGTGTCTTCTCGTCTGCTTCCCAACCTGTAATATTGTAATAATGGTCAGTCCACATATACCCGTTCCACATAGTTTCATTGTCTACTACCTTGATGTGCCCAACATCGAATGTCACCTTCACAGGCAAAGCTTGTTGGTCGCAATTTGTGTCTATATCTATCGTTATATTGAGTGTGTTATTTTCCCTAGAGTAATTTCCATATTGCATACCATTATAAAAATATGTTTTATTAGTAACACAATTA